GATTTTACCAACTGGCAGGTCAGTAATAATCTAAATTTACTTGAGGTATTCTTTTTGGTCAATTCCCTTTACTCTTTAAAGTATACAGGAAGCTCCCAATACATCAATATCGTAACCCTGTCTATTCATTTCGTTTAGAAAATCCTGCAAAGACAGTCTTGCGAATGTTTCGCCATCATAGTTCAGATTTACGTTCAACACACCTCCTGATCTATCACCGACAACATTTCTGACTGCATCTTCGATAGTGGACAATGGTGCTTCGATGTTGGTCTGTCCGACTGGCTGGTCTCCGAGGATTGCAGCAAATGGGTTACCTCCACGGATTACTGCACCGTTGGCAAGCATAGGAATGTCCGGCATTTCCACCCTGCCAAACTGCACATGGCTTATCGTATGTGCTTCAAAATTCACTCCTGGTATCTTATTGGCGGTTGCTACTGCATCTTGCATGAATTGGTTAATCTTATCAATTACCGTATTAATCATGCTCTCACATGCCGCAATTATCTTATTCATTATATCTACTGTCTTACTTACGATACCAACAAACCCGTTATAAATACCCTTTTTCATGTTCTCGCCGAGAGTTTTCCATCTCTCTGCTGTGAACCATGGTGCTACATGTGTGTCCCACCAATTTTTTATCGCCGGTCCCCAGAATGCGACAAGTTCATCCCACTTGCCTGAGATACCATCCAATATACCTTGTGTTACTTCCAGCCACTTCTCAGCTGTGAACCACGGTGCCACATCTTCATCCCACCATGTCACAATTGCTGAATCAGCCCACCATGCTTTTATCTCATCCCATTTTTCTAACGCTCCTTGATATATTCCGTCAAATACTTCTACCCATCTCTCAGCTGTAAACCATGGCGCTACAGCTGAATCATACCAACTCTGAATTTCTATCCATTTTGTAAATGCCTGTGTCTTTAAGAACTCAAGCTGGGCACTAATATTGGAAGATGCTTCTGCCATCTTACTGCTCAATGCATCTCCTGCATTCTGCAATAATTGGAACACCTCAATCATTTGCCTTACTGCACCAATTCCCGGATTGAATAATGTCAGGAATTCTGTCCCAAGACCTTCTTTCATACTATCCGGTAATTTTACATTTACATTACCTTCTCCAAATATGTGATCCAGAATCCCCTGCGCAACACCTTCTGCAAAATCCACCGGAAAATCAATTAATGCATCTCCACAAGCCTTAAAAAACTGTGTTAAATCCCATACAAGTCCTACCCAGTCTATACCGCACAGGAAATCAACAAGTTTCTGACCTATATCCTTGAATGTTTCATCTTCTCTAAGTTTATCAACGGCTGCTGTTGCAGCTTCTAATAATCCCTTTGCAAAGGTGCTTAAAGTTTCACCGGTAAGACCAGCATCCCAGTTTTCAAAGAATCCTTTTATTCCTGCTGCCAAGGACTTCCCGAAATTCTTCCAGTCAAATTCTTTACCGAAGAAATTCAGGAAATGTAGCGCTGTATTTATTGAATTTGCAATAGTTTTTCCAAGGTTATAAAAAAGGGCTGGCGATATCAAGCCATTCAGGAAATCAGCAATGCCCGTCCCAAATCTATCAGCTTTGTTATAAATACTATCCCAGTCAATATCATCTAATGATTGCGCTATTTTTTCTCCGATAATACGTCCAAGTTCAAACCAATCTTCTTTGTCAATGGCATCTTTTATTCTCTTTGCGAACTTTGTTTCTGGCGCTTGGTCATCCGTTTTTACTTCCTCAAACATGTCCTTGGGACTTGTCCCGCCTGATCCGCTGCCAGAATCCTTTTTAGACAGGACTTTCAACGTGTCAAAAGACGCAAGCGCCCCTGCTGCCTTCTTGGCAGATTTGGACGTACCATCCAAAGCAGCTGCATAATCTTCCTGCACCGCCGTTGCTTTTGTCCATGTACTCTTACCCTGTAAGATAGCCATGAACTGGGCTACCTTATTGGCTGCCATGGTAATATAATTGATTAACTGCACCAGGTATGGAATAGCCATCTGGACAATTGGAGCAAAGGCAGTGGCAAGGCCGTTCTGTAATTGCGTGCTGGATGATTTCAGCTGCGACATCGCAGCATTATAGTCTGAAGAATATCTGACAAGATTATTGAATCCTGTCTTCATGCCCGATACCATGGCGTTGAATCCCTTGGTTATCCAGTTAAATATCAACAGGCTAAGGGCTATTCCCTTCAATCTGCTTCCTAATGTCGATAAAAGCCCGCCTGATTTCCTTGCATGGGTATTAATCTTGTTAAAGGCTTTCTTACCGGATTCACCCATCTTTTGAAAGCCCTTCTGCTCATAATCGACCTACTCTTTTATCTGTTTGAGTCTTGCCGTAATGTTATCGTATTCCTGATATCCGGCTGTCAGTCCAGCCTTTTTCAGTTCTGACAATCTTTCCTGTAACCTGATCTGTTCCCCAAGCAGGTCAACCAGCTTTTGATTGGACACCTGCGCATTAACACGGATGCTCTGTAATTTCTGCTCTTCCGCTTCCTGCTCACGCTTCTTGGCGTTTATCTGTTCTTCTTTCGCAATCCTGGCTTCTATCTCAGCCATTCCCTTATCTGTAAGGCTTCTGAGATTGGCTTCATATTCCTTTACAGCATCTGTAGCATTACGCCATGCAAGATATACCTGGTCATAGTCATCATCCCCGAAATACTGCCCTTGTGCCTCCAGCTCTTTCAGAGTGGCAGCATATTCCTCTACATCCACACGGAGCTGGTTCATGTGCTGATCTGCATCCGCAATCCCGGCTTTCGCACGTTCCATCTCGGATGCTATCTCTTCTACCTGCTGGGCAGTCTGCGCCTGCTGTTCCGCATTGCTTTTCCAGTCAAAAGTCACTTCTCTTGTAGCTTCAGTTTCCGGGTCCTGCCCTGCAAGTTCTTTCTGTTCTTTGGTTTTAGCAATCAGGGCATCAATGCGGGCTTCTTCTTCCTCTGTCCATGTAGATCTATAATCAGGGCTTTCTGTCTGTGCCTGTACAGCTTCTTTCTGCTTCTTTATGTTCTTATCAAGCTGTGTATTTATTTTTTCAAGCTCTTTGGACTGTTCCTTATATCCATCTGCGTTTACATCAGAACCGGACTTGTCCAACTCATCCACTTTATCCTTGGCATTGTCTGCATTTCCTTCTATATCCTTGAAAGTCTTCGCAACCTTATCTAGTTCTGAAGAATCAACCTTAGTGCCAACACGTATACTTGTATCATACTCAGCCATATGAAAAGCCCCTTTCTAAAAATAGAGCCAGCTACATGTATAAAAACATGTAAACCGGCTCTAGGCTCTTCTGGCTGTTATCTTTTATTTCTCAATTGATTGAAGACGGAAAGTGCCTCATCATCTTCCTTCTTTTCCTCTTCTGTAAGTTCTGTCTTCGCTCCAAGACTGTATATCTTCTTCGCTTCCATGATAGCTTTACGCTCTTTTTGCTGCATTTTTGCATCCAACTTTTTACAGCGTATATCCACCACTCGGGTGAAAGAACATTCTTCCAAATTAGTAAGCAACCCCATAAATACGAACCAATGCATCTGTACTGTATTCAGGTCAATTCCATACTGTTGCAGGAATGCTGTGTAGATTCTCCACTGATCTACATCAAAGTCAAATGCCAATACCTTACTTTTCTCTTTTTTATGGTTATCATGATTATATTCGTTCAGATACCATTCAAGCCCCTGCATAGCTTCTTCTAAAGTCGATGGAACCTTGTCCCCATAAAAAATCATCTGTAAGGCTTGAACAACTCTTTCATTCTCTTCGTACTCCTCATCTTGTAGGCACTGCATGACCTGGATTCCTGTACGAAAAGATGCATCTATGGGATATCCATGCCATTCATATGGCAGTTTGTCCAGCATGACATTCCACATAGTTATCTCTTCCTTCTATTCTTCCTGTTGCCGCCATATTGCGGGGTGAATGTACCACCCTGTCTCTCCCTGCTATACTTCTGTGCTATCCGCTTATGCCTGTCATTCGTATATCTGTCAAAAATAGGAAGCAGCTGGTCAAAGAAGTCTGTTATTGCATAGGGCGATGGTGCCGTGGTGTCAAATACCTTTTCGCAACAATCCTCCCCAAACAAAGAATCAATCTCTGCTGCAATATTCTGCATTGTAGTAACTAAAAGCTGTATATGCTCCTTCTGGTTAAGTCCTGTACCCTTTGCCTTTATCTCCTGTCCGGCATTTGCGAATTTATCGATCAGATCATAAAATCCATCCAGAAACTGTACATCTTCCACAGGAACGGATATAACATCCCCATTGTCATTTACTTCAATATCCAGCGTTTTCCTAACTTTTAAACTTTCCATTATTACCATCCTCTCTGAATGTGATGGACGACAGAGAGGTACGTCCACCACATATGTTAATATTGATTAACACCTATGATTATTATGTTGGTGTGAACTCCTTCGTTGATACGTTAAATGTACCCTGAATCGGATCACCTACACCGCCCAGAGTCATATTGTTCATCAGTTCGCTACCTGCATCTCCTCCGATGGAATCAAACTGATATGAGCATTTGCGCTTTACGGCCGGATATACTCCCGCCTCCGTAGGAGTCTCCAGAATGTTCACACGAACATAATCAGACATTGCCTCGGAACCTGTCGGCAGGATCTTGATCCTCTCATTCATCCACGCCTGAAGTTCATCATCTTTGATGTACTCTTTTTCCACACTAATGGATGGTGTATAGCTTTTGATGTTAGTTGTTCCGTTCTTCTGGTTAATATACTGCTTTGTCTCTGACTCTGCGTTAAATTCTTCTGATAAAGAAGTAATTCCATCACCAAGCAGCACATATTTTTCTACATCTGACGTTCCAATATTGAAGAAATGCATCAGCTTTTCTCTCATTTCTGACATAGTTTATCTCTCCTTCACATACTTAATTGCGATTGTCATCTGATATACAGAATCGTTCTCGCTGGTTGCCCCCATATAGAATGGAGTAGTTATCTTTATCTCTTTTACAGTTGCATTCGGCAGCACAGGATAGTTTCCAATTTTGTTCTGTTCTTCCACCCATGCTGTCAGTTCTTCACCAAACACATTGTTATCAATGCATTCCGTATTACTCTGATTAGCCATGCAGGCCCTGAATGTGTAATGATCCGTGTATTCTTTCTTCCCAGACAAATAGGACTTAACTGTCTGAACCGGCTCTTTTGCAAGTGAATATCTCCCTGCTCCTGCTCTCTGAATCTCTGTGTCAACACGCTTCAGCTTAAAATCCTTCAGCCAAATGATAATAGCCTCTGATACTGTCATTTACCTGCCTCCAATCTTGCTGCTTTCTCAATGGCATCCCTTCCACCATCCTGCAGCATACGCTCTACCCAGTGGTCGCTGCGATTGCTGCCATTATGATATTGCAGTTTTCTCACCGGATCTGAAGGGACTTTTTTCACTCCTTTTCTGGAGCGCCATCCGTTCTCTGTTTTAAATCCGGCGCAATGCAGATCAGGATCTTCATATACAATCCCATTCCACATATAACGTGCATATGGTGTGTTCCATACTACATCCGTCTGATTTTCAATATGCCCGCTTGCCTTAAGCATACCTTCTTCAAATGGAACATAGTCATCAGAAAGTTTCAACACCTCATCGGTCACTACCTGCTGCACTCTTCCTCTTTCATTTACTCCCAGAGTCTTCATGCAGTCCTGAAGATTGAAGTCGCAATTATAATTAAAGCCCATTTACTTTGCCACCACCTTGATATGTTTCAGTCTTGGCATATTGCGGTTGTCTGACACAGAATTGCGGGAACAGCATATTGATGCTGTTCCCGCAATTCTGATATTCTGAAATCCTGTCCTATTTCCTGTGTAGCTTCTCCCAGAACAATAACATCCCTCCCGCATTTAGCATTCAATGTCCAGTAGTTTTTGCGTTCATCGTCCGATAGCCTGTTATATTCTATCGGCTGTAAATATGGTTTGTTTCCATATCTGCGGCCAAAGTCTATCGTAATGCTCTCTACTTTATTCTCTGTCTGCACCCCGTTGGAAGTAGATACCTCATTGCGGTTATGTCTCCACTGCACACCTTTGATCAGAGTTCTGCTCCAGCTCTCTGTGCCATCTTCTGATTCATGATAGTTATATACTGTTGCGATATCGCAAAACAAAACATTCATAGGCATATTGCTCCCGCCAATCCTGTTCCTCTCAAACCATTCTGCACTATATCTCTTAATTGTGCTTCTTGCTCCTGTGCAGTCGTAATCTTGTATGTTTCTGTATATCCATCATTGGATACCGACTGGATTCCTACCCCCATACCTGATGATTCCTGCGCCTGAATATCATTGATCAGCTGGCATACAGTCTGACTAATTGCATCTCTGATTCCCTTCTGGAATAATGTTGCCGACTCTTCATCATAATCATTGCAGAATTTCTGCGCTCTCATGTGCGTATTACGATCAATTACTCCTGCTGCCTGCTTGTACAATCTATTGAACTCCTGTTCATCTGAAATATTGGTAAAAAGGGAGCTGTAATACTCCCAATCAACATAAGGCATATTATTGCTCCCTTCCTTTCATGCTTATTCTGTAGGTGTAACCTTAATGTCGGTAAGCATACCAGCCATCTTAGAGTTCTTAAGCACGCATCCTGCTACAAGCTCGACTTCACCCTTCTTTACAGCTCCCGGCGCAGACATATCTGGCAGATATGTGTGGATGATAGATGTCTTTTCTTTAGGTGAAATACCATGGAATGCTGAAAGTCCAATCTTAAGACCAATGATAGAGCTTGTTCCGGTTGTTTCATCAATTGCCACACAGTCTTCTTCCTTGGTTCCGTTGTAGTACTTTCCTGCGTCCATCAGAATGATATTATCGTAGGTCTCGATAGTCTGTCCAAAATCATTCTTGTCTCTGCTGTAGTAGCCCATCTTCTGACCGATATACTTCATGACCGCCAGCATGGTGCTGTTCATCATGAGCATATCCGGCTTCTCAGCGAATTCTCCAAGCCATTTATTCAGTTTTAAAATAAAGGAATCTCTGTACTTGTCGATATTCTCCACATCTGTCAGCACAATGCCATCTGCTGTAACCGTAGTCGATGCACCTGTAAGCAGCTTACGCAATCCATCAAACTTTGCCTGTGTATATTCTTTACCTCCTGCAGTATTTCCATTGATAACCACATTATGGAACAGGTTAGATGCTGCCTTTACCTTTTCCCTTAACTGAAACTCAATTTCGTTAACTGCTCCGGATGTATTCTGGATAACACGATCTACTTGGAATGCTCCACCAAAGATATCAAGATCTGCGGTCTTCTTTTCCCTCTTGGCTTCATTTCCAGTGTATTCTGTGTTAATATCTCTGCGCTGTGCAGTTGAAGGTGTCTTTAACTGCATATATCCGTATGTCATAGTAGAGCCACCTGTTTCTGGTGATACTGCATCATCAAAAACAAGCCTGTCCAGCAAAAATGAATCGCGTCTGAATTCATCCACTACCATCTGATCTACCTTATCGGCCATACCGACCTTAGCTTCTTCTAATGTAATCATCTGATTTCCTCCTCATTAATTGTTATAATGGTCTGCAATTGCACTTTTCAATGTGTCCTGTGGTGTAGGTGGATTGTTATTCACTCTACCAGGTACATCAACATTACCGGTTTTATTTGGTTCCGGTTCTCCGAAGAGCATCTTGCTATCCTCTGCTTCTGTCAATTTTTTCAATGCTGCGGCAATGTCCTCTTTCTGATTCTTGGATGCTTTCAGTGCAGGAACGTCCAGCAATGCGGTGATTGCTTTTGGAATCTTACCTTTTACTGCTGCAATGCTTTCTTTCAGAAGGTCATCAAAGTCTCTGTCTGCAATCTTTGCATCATAGTCTTTTTGGATATTTTCCTTTTCCGTTTCCAGATCCTTAATGCGCTTGTTAAGACCGGACACATCCACATCCTTAAATCCATCCAGCTTAGTCTGCAGGTCTTTCATGGCTGCGTCATTTGCCTTAATAGTCTCATTTGCTGCATCCAGCTTTTCTTTCTGATTATCGTAGTCGGCTACAGGCTTGTAGTTCTCTCCTACTGCCTTATTAAGGCTTTCTTCTTTGTCTTTGGGAACTTCAATGCCCAATTCTTTCAAGATAGTTAAAATGTTCTTCATATCGTTCTCCTTAAATGATTTGTTTACCGGACTTTCTCCGGTCTGGGAAGTTGCGGGGGCAGGAATCGAACCTGCGACCTTCATGATATGAGCCTGACGAGCTTCCGCTGCTCTACCCCGCCGTATTCAATAGAAAAGAGCCACACAGTATTAATCCATCTACGAATTAACAACTATGCGGCTCCTTGGCTCTATTGTTATAATTGATTCCTGTTTGCACTTCTTACAGTATCCCGGGAAGTTGATGACCGTTGTGTCATCCCTGTACTTGATCATCTTGGGATTGCCACACAGCGGGCATGTATACCAATGCTCTACCAATTGCGACACCCTCTTTTCTGCAAATAAGATTCTGGTTACAATATAAGCGTATCATTTCTAAATTCAAAGTCAATTATTTTTTTGTAAAATAAAAAAATCCACCACATTATTGTGATGGTTATCAGAATATACAAGAGGTTATTTGGCAGGCGTCCGTTTCTCCTGCATCTCTCGGGTTTCCCCTGTCATACCATCGGCGTGTGGATCGGACGAATTCTTCCACCTCAAACAACCTCTCTCATATTCTATGTGAATTATAACATCATTATACTTTTTTGTAAAGAATCCTTTTATTTCTCAACAATCTATCCCATTCTTTTTCGTCAATTTTCATGAAAGTGATTATGGAATTTTTGTATTCTTTATTATCAGTAGACGTAGCCAATCGTAGCACTGTTTTGAATTGTTCCTTTTCCGTAATTATTTCTTTAAGAATCAATGCAGTGTTTGGCTTTTGTGTTTCTATAATATAATCTGGATTACTTACAATTTCTTCAAAATACTCCGAAAAACATTCATAATCATTTGGATGTCTCACTTTAATATGCTCAATTTGATTATCCGTAATAATAACCTCATCCGTCCTAATATCTTCAGTTATACATTTGTATATTTCTCGATCAATTTTCCCTATACTATGCACTGCAATATTTCCTTTATCTTCTGATATATCCATTGTATCAGATTGTAATACTTTGGCAACCTTTTCTTCATATTCCTTCCAAGCCTGTGTCTTTTTCAAGTCACTGCTGCCGGCATCATACCGGATATTGTTATATTTCTCCGGTACCTTATACTTTTTGCAGAAGTCCTCATATTCCCTGATCTTGGTCTTGATCTGCTTCTTTACCTGCGTGGTATCCTGATTCAACTTGGTGAGAGCTTCCCTCTCCCTCTTCAATGCCCGGATATTACGCTCCATGGCTCTCTGCTTCTGAGTAAGGGCATAGTAATCATACATCTTGCCGTTGATCTCTACTGCTGCCGGTTCTTCCTCCTGTTTGAAGTTATTCAACTGGCTGCTGCCCTCATGCCACACATAGTATGTATGTCGGCAATTATAGCCCAGGAATCCAAGCGGATCATTTTCATGTGCATCATCTATACTATATCCTGTTGCCTCCCACAGGTCCTTAATCTCAATCTGTCCAATTCTATCCGCTTCCTTGCTGTAATCATGCCCTGGTTTTACATAATATACCTGTCCCTGCCATGCTTCATGATTGGCGTGTCCATGTCCTGTGTTTCTAGCTCCGATATGTCTTGATACATAGACAAGATTCTCACCTGACTCTAAGAAATTTTTGTCCTTGATCTTATGTGCAAGCTGATGGGCTCCTGTCCTTACAGCCAGTTTAACGCCTGTATCAAGCTGCTTACTCCTGCCGCTCTTATAATCTATTGAACGCAGACCGCTCTGTGACATATTGTGAATTACATCGTGAATTATCTCTTCCTTGGAATATGCCCCGCTTGTAATTTTGATCAGTGCCCTGTCCAGCTCTCTTTTATATGCATTCTCTATACTTTCAAATCCGTAAATACCTTTGAAGCCTGTCGTTCTTGTCAGGTTCTCCAGTTCCCCTGCTGTCTGTTTGTCAATGGCACTTACCAGCTTAGGCAAAAATGAGTCATCTGTCAGAATTTTCCCTTGTTGTTTCCACGTTCTCAGATCGTCCAAATAACTAAGATCACCCACATCTGCAAATATCTCATCTCCTGCCTTTACGGCCTGCTTTGATATTTCTCTGAGGCTCTTCTTTACCTGCTTCTGATACTCCAGCGTATTCTTGGCTACCTGCTTTCTAAATTCAGGGTCTGCCCTCAGTATCTTCATAGCTTCCTTACGGATTCGTGCAGGGCTATAGCCCAGCTCATATAATGCCTGGGCTTTTATCTCTGCTGTTCTTGTATATGCAAAAGCTTTCTGTATTCTTGCTGCTATATCAACAATAACCTCATGCTCCAGGTACTGGAATAACGGCACAAGCGCATTGCTTATATATTCAATCTGTTCCTCTGTAAGCATTCATTAATCCTCCGCTTCTTCCTGCTTCCGCTGTTCTTCCTCCTGCTCCTGTTTTTCTTCTACAAGCCGTGCAGCTTCCTCCTCTGTCAGATTGTAAGCATCCATCAGATACCATATTGTCAGTTGCGGTATATCAAAGCTCAGCGCATCATTACGCTTCCTTTCCAGCTCACTTTCCTTATCCTGAATATAACTGTCATCAAATTCTACTGTTATTTCATCATCAATATTGTAGGCAGTTCCCATATAAGTATTTGAATACCACATAATGGCTCTGCAGATATCCTGAATATAGAATATAGCCTGTTTGCGCTGTCTGTTCAATTCCTGCAGCTGGTCCTGTCTCTCTCCTGCATATTCTGTTGCTGTTTTTATTTGTCCATTCTCGAAAGAATATTTCTTGGTACCGTAACCAAATGCCATGGATATCAATGACAGCACAAGCTCAAATGCCTTCGTAACCTCTTCTACTCTGATTGTTGGATTGTACTCCTGAATCAATTCTTTCTGATCAGGTAACTTTTCTCCGAGCATTACAAATATCTTTCGTGCCTGATCTGAAGGTGCGATTGGATTACCGTCTTTATCGTATTTTGTAATAAGATCATTGATAAGAAGCAGCTTATCCGCTTTGTCCAGATCACCATACAGAACATTGAACAGAATATCCAATGCCTTGAAATACGGTATGTTATCCCAGATCTTAGGTTTGCCATATCCAAGCATGTTATCAATGTTGTTCACCTCTGCATTTCTCATCACAGCAAATGGCTTCACTTCTCCCATCTGCGCAGTAATTGCCAGCTCTTTCAGTTCCGCGCCATTTTTATCAAATACGTGCGTTTCAGAAGTGTATTTCCCATTTTCCATAAGGAACATTACCAGCGTTGTCTGCTTCCTGCCTTTTACGAGGTCTTCACCCGCAAATGCCGCTTCAGTCACAATCTTATTGTTTACAGTCAACGGATAGAAGCGCTCCGCATCTACATAATTCAATTTAATGGTTCCTCCCTTAACTGAACCATCCTCATACAGATCTGCTTTCTCTATTCGAACATAGCACGCTACTGTCCCTGCTGCCGATGTCTTTTCCAATTGTTCCCGATATAATGTTTCAAATTCATTCTTATCGAGTACGGACTTAACAAATTCCTGTTGCTCCTCATTAGCTCCTGCGTTAACTTCAATGACTTCGCACAGGTTCGCATCATCTGAACAGCACCGCTTTGCAAAACCAAGCCTATTCAGCTCATATTCCTCTCCCTGCACTGTACTTCTCTTGTGAAAATCTTTGATGAACCGGTTCGCATACCAGTCATCACATGCATGAATTACGCTCAGAGCCTTATTATTGACCGTATACCCTTTTCCTGAAAGAAAGCTCTCAATAAAACCATCCATTTTGTAAAATTCCTCCCTATCTTCTTCTTTCCAAGTCTATGTATCCTACAAAATCAAGCCACGTATAACATGATGCATCCCACCAGTCATTACAGTTGCCTATATTCTTATCTTCCGGGATATCCGGATGATCTTCGTCCCATCGCAATTTGCTTATGGCCTTACGCAGTTTCACACAATTCTTATTTATCTTCAATCTTCCTGTAGTGAACAACATATCTATCGTTCTTGGACGTTCTGACACTTCATTCTTCTTGCAACCGGCTATATTGTCATAACGCAGTCCTTCCTTTCTTGCTGCGCTCCTTAAAGTATTTATCATTGTCGGACTTGCACTATCCGGAAGTACCCAGTCAACACGCCCATACTTATCAAGACATTCTCTATAAAATACAATAAATTCTTTTGCTATCCTTTCTGCATCTATCTCCTGTGTTACAGGAAGTCCGTCCTCTTCCATGAATCTTAGCTTTTCATATCCGTTCATGTAACCGGCCAACACAAATGTTGTCATGGATCCGTTACCACCGAAGTCTATTCCCATGGTTACCTTGCTTAGATTACGAATCCTGCGATATCGCAAAACACCATTTTCATCACTGTATGGTTCTATAATCTTCTCCTGATCATCTTCCGGATCATACAGATACGGTGTGTTATCATCTGCAAAATACCGAAATATGATTCCCTCCGCCGGTGTCCTGTCTCCTTTGATATCTCTGTTATACCAGACTGTGCCTTTCTGATATGTCTTTAATACTTCTCTTATCTTCTCATCAGAGAGTGACATATTGTCAACAAGTGTAAAATGTCCGTAATTATAACCATATTCCGAATCTGTCTCCTGCTGTTCTTCATGGAACTTCAAAATATCTGTATAATACCAGTCCTCCGGGTCCTTAGGGTTCAGATCATGAAATACTTTTCTGCTTGATGATGATATTGTTCGGTCAAAAGTCTCCTTCAGAAACTTCGGATGACATTCATTTGCTTCTGTCACATACGCCATTCCATAGGTGTTACCTTTTATGAGCTTCTCATCACCATCTTTACCGCCTCCGGATACCAGGACTATTTTTTCTCCTGTCTTGGTCTGAACATACACGCAGTCACGATCTTTATACTTTCCCTCCCTGCTGCGTCCTTCAAAGTAGTTAAGTAGTCCATAACCGTCACAATCTAATATATTCAGTTTTGCAGTTGCTACAGATACCCCAGCAACCAAGTGTATTTTATTTTCGTGTTCCTCCAACAGCATACAGAATATCAGCGTCTGAAGGACATTTTTCCCTCCACGTTTGCCACCCTCTGCCACATTGAACCAGCTTGTCAGGCAGCGTTGCATATATTCATATTGCCGCACAGAAAACGATGCAGGTTTATTCAATGTTCGCTCCTCCTAGCTTTCCAGATCATTTATATCCCTATTCTTGACAGGATTCTGCAGAAGTTCCTCGATAGATTTCATATTCTTCAGTACCTGTTCTGTTGTATTGTCTTTAACGGCTGCTTTCTGCTTCTCAAATTCCAGTCTGTATTTATCCTGCGGATGTATCGTAAAGTACTTAGTGAGCCAATCCATAGCCTTCTGGCTATCCTTTAGCTCCAATTCCAGCCCAAACTTTCCCTGACATACTTTCTTTACAAGTTGTGTGTCAACCTGATCTGATTGTTTTGCTTCAACAAAAACGCCTTCCCACTTCTGATAATCTCCCACATCTGCAAAAACAATCCTCATCTGCAATTCGACAATATCCTCTTCTGTCATCGCAATCATTTTTCGCTTGATTTCTTTTAATCTCGCAAGTTCTTTTTGTATACAAGGTCTTACAAGGAGCTTGTAGCCTTCTGCATTGGCAGTAGCATATCCTGTCTGATATGCTTTCAGATAGCTTTGTGTTGCATTGTATGTACGGTTATAATACACACAAAAAAGCTGCTCTTCTGTGGATAATTCGTCATTTTGCATAGTCTCTTTTGTACCATCATCTGCTGCCACATTGAACTGTTCTTTTTTCTTATGCGAACGTTCGCTTTTTTTACCCGAACGTTCGCTTGCAGAATCTTGACCTTTTTTATTCCAATTCTGTGTACTTTTCCATCTTCTAATAGTTCCCTGTGGCACACCAAGCTCGGCAGCAATATCAACCAATTTCATGCCATGATCATACATCTCATGTGCCTTATCGCTTAGTGGATTCTTCTTGGTCATACTACTGCTTCACCTCCTGCTGCCATATTGTAATCTCTAATATAACGAAAAAGAGCCAATACACAGTAATAAATGCTGTATATCGGCTCATGGCTCTAATTTTATTTTACATTAACTATTTTCAAAGTCTACCCTCTTTTATATTTTCCCCTTTTCCCTTTGCTTTCGTTATCCTGTCTCTCTGCGCGCAATTCCTGAAATCTGCCTTCCTGCTTTATTATACCTCTAACTATCAGTTCGCCTATTGCGACTCCCCTCTTGAATCCCATTCTATCCTGCACAATAATCTGATTAGGACATATCTGTACTATCGTACATGGTTCTTTTACCAATATCCTTTTGCCTCTTACAGGCTGTTCAAGTTCTTCGTCGTACCTTTTATACTCCAGCTCTATTACCTGTCCAACCTCTAAACCATACATATATTACGCCTCCCTTACACAGACTCTACAAAGTTATGGAAAATCTGCTCCACATACTGTGTAGATTTATATGTATAATGCTTTCCAGTTACATTTCTGGGCGCATGTCCCAGATATTCTCCTGCAGCGTCCTCACTGCCGCCTCGCTTAACTATAGTCGTGGCCGTTGTCTTTCTGAACAAATGTGGATAAATGCGTTTATCCATATTTGCTCTTCTCCCAATCGTCTTTATAAGTGAATAGATTCCCCTGTCTTCAAGACGTATTGATGTATCTCCATACAAATGTGTGAATAACGGCTGTTCGCTGCTCTCTGACACTCCTCGCTCTTTCATATATTCCCGAATATAATAAATTGCGACCTTATCCAGGTATACCGTCCTGTACTTGCTTGACTTTTGGCCATAAATAATAATTGCTCCGGTCGAAAAATCTATATCACAAATATTTACCTGCGGTATCTCTCCTCTACGCATTGCCGTGCAACGCATAAATTCAATCAAAGCCCGTGATCTTGTATCCGTGCATCCTTTCTTAAGCAATTCCCACTCTGTGGGTTCCAAATGATCTATAGGCTTTTCCACCTGTGTATATGTATCAATCCCCTCGCATGGGTTTTCCGTTACAATCTTGACTTTACGCATCCACGTGTAGAATGCAGATATGTTTCTCCTGCAGTTATTCAGAGATGTATTGTTGTTCCCCTGCTGACTCTTCTTGTAAAGATAGTACTCTATATCTCCCTCTGTAATCTGATTTAATGGCTTATTGACCAACGCTATAAGCTCCCTAATCGTAAGCATGTATGCATCAACAGTGGTTTTCTTAAGCTTCGGAGCTTTTCTGGCCATAAACAGGTTCAGGATATAATCATTTGTATTGTCTACCGTGGCCGGTAATGTCTCCTGCTCTGTTATATCCAGATTCCTGGTAACCTGCACTATAACAGCCTCCAGCACGCTCATCTGCGTTGTGTCTAAGTACAATCTCATTTTTACAATGATGTCATTTTTAAGTCTATCTTTACAAGTCATATTTCTGTCTCTCCTTGGATGTATAATTTTGTACTTGTCCAAGAAGCAGAATTATGTTAATATGCTTCTTGGATGAATAATCTTGTGGCAGAGGTACTTTGGACGGTGCTCTGCCACTTTTTCTATATTCAGTTGTATTCAATACTGCTGCCATTCGCTGTCTACAGCTATTAACACTTGGCGCCTAAATCTTTATTTAATTCCTTATTTTCCTCTACTGCCCACTTCTCAGCATACAGAATAACAACTCTGTCATAGATCGCTTTCTGGCTCCCTGCCAGCATCTGATGATGGGAGATAGTTTCCATTCGGTGTCCGCTGTGATTTCTGTTGGATTCTCAAATTCATCTATCTCCTCCCTCCATCTTGGCACCGCCACCATGATTCCATAGTAGTGAGAGGATTTTGGACAGCACTCCGCAATGTGCTTATCCAACTTTCCACTCCGGAATTCTTCCAGAATGCTCTTGTAGCATTCCATAGTGGTCACTATGTAATTCTTTTCTCCCAGGAAGTTCAGGCCGTTTCCGCTGAATACATCCTCTTTGCAGCTTTTCACCTCATAACAGGTAAATATGCCTTTTTCAATCTCGCTGATGCTCATCACTCCTGCCGGTTCAAATTGCAGGAAGTCTACTCGCTTCACATCACTGCTGCCATAGTCAATGCTTACCTCTTTGGCCCAATAGCTCCCTCTGTGTCCTATCCGGTCAATTACCAGTTTTCCCAGAAATTCTGTAATCTCTTTCCTTGTCACTGTTCCGCCTCCGCAACTACTTATCTAATCATTCTTTCTAAACCTCTGCAAAAATCCCTCAACCTCTTAGTTATCGGGCTATGAATATCTTTACAGCAACAACTAAAGTCCGGTACACATTCGTCTGTAAAATTATTATGTATGCTAATGCCACACACATAGAGAATGCCTTGTATTATCCTTGTTATATTCTTACAAAATCTATTCATTTATCCTCCTGATTCCTTATTCATTAATCATTGTTACGTCCGTATATGCGACTCCGTATTTATGTCCATCTTTTGTTGTGATTACAATAGAGCCAGTTCCGCACGTATAATAATCTACAGCCACAGTTATTACTTCACCATCAGCTTTTTTAATAATTGCTTTATTAAAATATTGATCATCAATGATTTTGTTATTCCCACATCCCGTTAATAACATATTTACTGCTATAATGGTAATGATTAATCTTTCTTTCATCCTATTGCCTCTATTCTTAATTTTTACTAATGTTGTGTATCATTTATTGACTTTTCACTGTTTTAACAGTGCCTTTTGTTCACGGCATTAATGTCGGGAACATCATCCTCATTTTCCAGTCACTGCCTGTCGTCAATTCCCTGTCTTTCCTGCCTCGTGTCCCGGTCCATAGCTTCTCCTACTTCTTTATACAACACTACTGCTGTCATAAGTGCACATCCTGCCAATACTGTTCCTGCTATCCATATCATGTCTGTTCCCTCCCTGTGATCTGTATACTTTTCTTATGGCATCCAGTGCCATTTTATAGTTCCTGCTCTTGGTACTCTGTATCCCCATCCCAGCCATTCGGTTATATTCTGTCTCGAAATAACCGATAGCATTGTCAATCTCTATCTGCGTATATTCTATTTCTTCTACCTCCTGGATCTCACAATACTCAGCATCCTGTACCTCTGCTGCCTGTTCAGATTCCTGTGTATCATAAAAAGTCATCTGTCCAGGAAGCGTTTTATATGTCTCTTCTGCTTCCGATGATGGTTTTTCTACCGGCGGTGTCTGTTTCTTCTCAGCTGGTATCTGAACAGTATTTTCCTGTTTAGGCTGCGCTTCAACCTGCTTCCCTTCTCTTTGGGGAGATGTAATCTCCCTAAAAAGCTCGTCTGTTACAAAATTATTGGTTATCTCGATAATTTGATCATATGTATAAGTCTCAATGTTTGCCTTACCATTTGCATAGTAGCGAAACTTCACTCCTACATTCTCGGTATACATAAACAACATGTATGTACCGCTTGTAAATGTCTTGCTGCCACTCGGGCTCAATTCTTCTGCCAGCTCTGAACCGGTTATCATCCCGCCACGGATTCCACTTAACAACTCTGCTGGTCTGTCTTTCCATAATGCAATCAGAATTTCCTCTAATGGGCTGTACTGCGACGTCGCAACTGTCTCCTGCTGTCCTGCTGCCGGCTCAGATTCATTCGACATCTTCATAAGTGGCAGATTTTCCTCTTTTACCCTTGCCTCTTCCTGATCCTCTTCCTTTTCTACTTTCTTAATTTCACGAATCTGAGCAACCGTCATATCAGGAGTAATAAGCTCCATGTCATTTTCTTTTACCGTAAGCATTTCCTGCAGTTTGCTATATCCATAATTACAGTACTCTTCCTTGATCTGCAGGCTGTTCCCGCCCTCGGAGAATCTTGTATTAATATCCATAAACCTGCTGGCAGTAGATGCCGACAGTCTATATTCGCCCTGTGCAAATTCCTCCATATTGTGATATCCGTCCTGCACATATGCCCCGCTGTCCCTTACCTGCTTTAGGTAGTAACCGATTATAATAAAATTATTGGTTGTCTCGTTGAGCTTGTCCTTGATCTTACTCTTTATTTCTGCATATCCTTCCGGTGTTATCGTTAACTGCCCCATATCTGCCTCCTAAACTGCGACCATTACCCGGTTCGCTTCCTTTTTCTGCTTCTCAAATTCTTTACGGCCTTTCTTCTCAGCGCTCCTAATGACTTTCTCCAGGAAGTCAACTGCCTCTTTTGGAGCATCTTTGTTATACCTTATCCTGTTCTGTGCCACCCGGAAGCCCATAATCCCGTCCCTTTTAACCTCTACCGTACAGAAAGATTTGTCCGGCTCTGTCTTCCTGCGGATAAACAGTATTATGGTCCTGCCATTTACGGCGGGTTCATAGTAGTTCGAAGCTACACAGTTATGCTGTTCATTCGCCTCTTTCTTAAATTCCTTCCAACTTTCAGGGACTACAACCATAAATTCATCATTCTCATAAGCGAACACCCGCCTGATATCCTTTGCGTTCTTCTTTAACTGCTTATCCTGCTCTATCCGCTTCATATTCTGTTCCCTGTCCTTTTTCTCCTGCATGCAGAGCACAGCTTCATCATGTGCCGTCTGTATATTCTGTGGGAAAAAGATGCTTTCATCCGCAAGGTTCCATTGCAGTTCCTGTGCCGCATCCAGGTAATCCACCCAAAGATGCAGCCCCTTGTCCGTCCCTTCTGTTTCTACATGCAGGTCCTCCCTCATATACCGGATCATCCTGTGCGGCGTATGTATGCCAAAACTTCTCAGGATTACATTTAACCCAATATATCTGTCTATCCATTCCAGCTGTTCATCTGTCACTTTCACTGCTGCCGCATGGAGTCTCTGTATGACTGCCATTTTCCTGTCGTCTGCATGGAGTCTTAATGCCTGCCTGTACTCTTCTTTGGATATCCCAAGCATCCCCCATATCTTCCCTCCTGTCATGTCCCTGTCTATCCGTGTCATTGTATGTCCGCTTATCAGTTGGTCTGCGACAAATGCCTTTAATCCTGCCTTGTACATGCGTTCGTACTGTCTGCCGGTATTTCCCCTTAACATGCAGGACAGTTCCCTGAATTCCACCCTCTTTCTTCCTGCTGCCCTTATGATCTCGGCAACAGGCATATATTTAATCTCTGTATCAGCCAGCATCCTTGTAAGATTTGGGGAATATAATATTGCTGAACTTCTCCTGTCGTAATACCAGCCATAACATCCATGGTTAATAATTCCATAGTCACACCATCTTGTTATCCCGGTACTTTTGAATTCACCCCATTCGTAACTTCTTTCCTGACATAGACTATTGGAATAAATATCCCGAAAATCTTCTGAAATATAGAAATCCGGTATATATCCATACTCTCTTTTGTTCCTCTTTCTTACTGCGAAGGACCTTAACACATAGCCTGTCCCATCCTGCAGCTTCTGCAGGATCTCTACTCTTGTTTCATCCTGAACAGTCAACTGCTTACACCAACTTTTATAAATAATAGTTCTGCCACACCTTGTACATTTTCCAACTGTATTATGCCTTGGCTTCTCTCCCAGGCTCACCATTTCCCTGCAGTGGTCACAATATCCGGTCTTGTCCTTGTAAAATATATAATCTTCTGTTGTATTGCTCCTTACCCATTTTTCGAAGGAAGGTGGCAGATTGGGTACAACCGCCATTCTTTCATCTATAGCATCTGTTATCAGCCTATGCTGCTTCTCCAGTGCATCCTTTCGTATATTCACCTGAAACTGTCTTATTGCAGTTCCAACATCATACATACTGCTGCTGCCAAGGAATCCATTGACCACCTTCTTGGTCTCTTCCGATGCCTGGTCCTTTTTACCGGGACTGTATGCCGTATCCTTGTCCTCATAGTCCAGAAAATCTATTTTTGCTTTACTCCACTTACTATGTACACAATCCCATGTAATAAAGTCCTGTTCCTTATTATTCAGGAATATGCGAAATCTCAGTTCTTTTCTGTCCAGTACCATATCCCGCCTTGTATATACATCCACTTCCAGTACATCCTCCATGCATGTCTCCTGTGCCCGGAAGTACTTTCTGGTCTTGTACACATAATAATAGCCATGACTATACGGATATGGCTTTCGCTCCGCTATATCGTTTTTGGCTCTCTGCACCATATATGGCAATGCCATAAGCGGTGCTTTATCAAGCAGTCCTGCTTTCTTCATGATTACCGCCTCACTTTCCGATATAATACTCTTTTATGAGTTTCTTGGCTCTTCCCATTCCTGGAATACCTTCTTCAACTCTTGCATTCTTTATCCCTGCTGCCTTTATAATATCTGCATCAACCTTATAGCGGTTGTTAAAAGACCATTTCAGGATGGCACCTATACAGCCCTTCAGCGTCTTGCCTTTGCTTCTTACTGCTACTGCCAGACCCTGATAATCCATACAGCTTGTCTTAATGTACTCTGTCCAGTCTTCCATAATCTCTACTGGCTTCAATTCCTGTGCTTCCACCGTAATTTTCCCAATAGCCGCCATTGCGACATCGCAAAACTCCGGCATTGCTCCAGATACATACATATCTACAAATGCTTCATCTATGCCGTTCTCTGCTGCCATTTTCTTCAGTGACTCTATGTCACCCTCGTTTTTAAATCCCTCTGCTGCCTTGTTTATTTCTTCCGCAGAGTCGAATTCTCCAAATAAATCAAACATCTTTTCTCCTTTCTCCTGCCAGCACCCTGCAGGCAGGCTTTACAATGGTTTTTAGTAAAATTGTGATATATAAAATACTCCCTGTCCTGAGATAAAAGGCTATTTAATTATCGGAACGCCCCATGTTTTATGTATCTGGTACTGTAACGGCTCCTCGAATGTAGCGCCGCTCATCTCCGCGCCACCTGACAGGTTTATATATTCCTCTACTGCCTTAACTGCTGCCACCGCAGAATAACAGATACAGCAATAATGACCGACAAGCTCCATTTCGCGTATAAATTCCCGCTGTTCCTTGCTTGGTATATTTGTACCGAACTTCATTTCTATGTACATGCCAATATACCTGCCACTTGGGTATGGGAAATGGATGTCAGATACTCCCGCCTTTACTCCCATCTGCTTTAATACCGCTGCTTCTTTTGCATCCCTTCTCCCGCCATTCGGGATATGGTATATCCAGCGCAGTTGTGGATACATGTCTTCATGGTGCTTACACCACTGCATAAACAGAATCTGCTCTGTATCTTCTCCTTTTGGCTTATATTTCAGATTCATGCCTCTTTACTCCTTCCTGCTACCATTACAAATTATTGATTAACCAACATTTTTCACACCTCCCGTCCTCTTTTCAATCTCATATTTCATTTGATCTGTGAATTCATGGTGTGTATAGAATTCAACTGTTACAATATGCTGTCTGCACAGTTCTTCTATCCTGCGCCATTTATCCGCATCTACAACCTTCTTGCCCTGGGCATTACAAAAATCATTTAGATACCATGTCTTTAACTGCCCCATGGCGAACATATTGGCGATATACTTGGAATCCTCATATACCGTAATCTCACAGCCCCTATTCATCCTGCCCAGTGCTTTTTCCATGGCAGTAAGGATAATCCCATTCTGTGTAGTCTCTCCTACGCTTGCATAATCTTCTAGCGTTTTAAGCTCCCCATCCTGCTTCTGAAAAGCAAGGGTATAACCATATGTACCATGTTCCGTTTTGAATCCCCTTACATTATGGGTGATGTAAATATCCACATGTTTCAGCCCCACTTGACAGCCCTCCTCGCTTTCTACTTATCAGCATTTCAGGAGTTATCCACCGTGTTTTTGCAGTCATTCTCCTGCTGCCTTATAAAACCCCGTATTTTTCGATACCAAAATTTATGTAAAATGCCCCGAACCCCGCATAAGTAGAAAGTACAGCGGAGTTATCCACAATATTCAATCCCGCCTGTGCATGGTCAGGTATATTGACCAGCTTGCAAGCACCTCATTGAACCTGTATGTTACCGTGTCAATGGCATAGCCTGGGAAACGCTGCATAAAGAAATTGCGGACATACTCACAGTCTGACGGCATGCTCACCAGTTTAAGTACTTGTCTTTTGGATAATGCATTGTCCTTAGTGCTTTTGTGCGGCTTAATCAGATTCTTACTCTGCTTCCAACGCTTTTTTCCTTTTGCATCATCCACAAGCAAATCCGACAGGCTCAATTCTGCTCCCTCTGACAGATCAGAAAATGTCATCTGGCCGCAAGGATCGTCCTCATGTTTGAATGTTTCCTTTGTGATATAGTTCACAAGTCCATCTATCCCAGACGGACTGAATCGTAATGGCTCACATCTGACATATCCTATCTGTGTAGGTTCTGACTGCCCCTTTTTCTTCCTGTAACACCAAAGAGCCTCTATCTCCTCCCTGCCCAATCCACCATTTATCAAAAGATGGTGGTGTATACGGTTATTCTTCCCCTTCTCGTTTACCCAGATATATTTCAGTGGCAGCAACTTATACTTTCTCCTGAGTCTCATGATTTTCTTTAGAAAATTGTAGACCATCTTATCTGCTGCCTCTTCATTCTCCGGGAGAATGTCGTAAGTTAAGTCAACTCTCAAATCATTATCTGTGAAGTTGGCCATTATCAGCTGATTGAAGTACCGTTTTGAATTTGTATCATTCAATCTTCTCTGCGTCTGACTGCTTCTCTTTCTCTTCCCTGCTCTCTTACACCTTTTTGGTTCTGTGTAAGAGAATATGTCCACTTCCTTATGTCTTGTCATATATCCCTTACCACAGTAGGTAACTACCTGCCTTACCATCCCCTTACCTCTCCTTTATCTCTCCATGTCCAAAACAATAATATTTATATACAAGCCCCAACCCCGCTTACGTCCCGGGCTTTCAAAATGCCTTTATTTTCCCCATTTTTATCAAGATTTCTCTGAAAAAAAGGTAAAAAAAAATAAAGGCCTGTCCAACGTGCCCCCTATGCGACACACAGGTTCGCGATACCTGTGTACGCATATTTTTAAAGTAAAGGGGATTGTTAATAGCTGCGACACATAGGGGGTATGTGCCGCATAGGAAGCACGTTAATATGTCATATCTTTACTAAATCCTATCTATTCCTGAGATATGGTCTACATCAGGATTCACCCATGCGGCCTGCCATACGGTATATCTTCTGTCCTCCAAAAGCGCCCTTAATCTATTTAGGTTACAAACTCCCTGTTTGCGTTCGTCTGCATCCATCTTGGAATATATGACCAGATAAAGATTATCCATACATTTCATCCTCTCTGTGACAATATGAACGGTCTGGGTGTTCCCCTTCCCCTTGGTATTGCCTTATTCTCTGCTGCCAGTTGATTCATTCTCCACTTTTCAAAATTCTCTGTATCGAACATGATCACACTGTTGCTCTTAGTCGGGTTTATCTTCTGGGCGAATGTCTGCCCTCTCACCCTGTAAGCCCGCATCAAGAACTCTTTGGGGAATCCCAGTTCCGCAAGCTCTGTCATTCTCATTACTTTCTTTGGATATTCCATCTTGTCTCCTTATCCTTCCACATCCGACTGTCCTTACAGACCGCCACCAACAGCCCCAACCGGATGCAGAATCTATCAAAAATGCATACTTATGTATGCGGTCATTATTCAAGGTCCATCCTCGCATACAGCAATTCTATGTATGCATTTACCAGTGCCGGAAGCTCATCCGGCATATATTCTTCTTTCGTGATTTTGTCCTTCACATGCTGCAAAACCCTGTCTGTCTTTGCTTTCAATTCTTTCTTATCTGCATTATCCTTAAAAAATGACATTTCTCTCACATCCTTCCTACCACCATTCAGGTACCGGCTTGTCCAAATTGCGGTAATGCCACCAGTGACCACTGTTGTACATTACACACAGGTTTCCATCCTCGTCCTGCCATACCTTTTTTATCTTGCCTTCTCTCCAGTTACTTACAACGGATTTATGCTTCTTCATGGCAATGTCTGCAAGCTGGTTCATTTCTGACCTGCTCATTACTCCTGCCATATGCTCCACTTCCTTCCCACCTGCTGCCACTGCACGCTTTCCTTGCCTTTTATTTCCATATCTCCTATACTTTTCTTACAGGATGTGCCAGCATCCAAGTAAAATGAAAGGAGAAATTCGCATGACTGAGCTTGCTGAAGCCGTTCTTGCTTATCTAAAACAAGAAAACGAAAAAGGAAAACATTCCTTTACTTCTACAGATTTAACATCTGTTGGTAAAATTTCCTTTGATCGTGCTGATAAGATCATTCAGGAACTTGCAGACAATGGATACGTACAGGTGAATAATAATATTGCTCGTACTTTCAATCTAATTTAACTTGTGTATGAATAGCCCTGAGTGTTCGCAGCACTTGGGGTTATTCATTATCCATCAGCACATGTTCAAGAAACTTTCTAAAAGTATTCATATCCAGTGTTCCCTCCGGTGGGAGCGGTTCCTTATCAGATATAATATTTATGTTCGGAGTCTCACAGGCAAGATGCTTAAACTCAACTCCTGTTATAAAATCTCCGTATGCTTTCCCGTTATAGACCAACATCGTCTCTAATCCATCAGTAACTATAACTGCTTTAAACCGTTTCTTTTCCATTTTCTATCTCACTTCCTTCCCATCTGCTGCGCTACAATTTACTACTATAGCTGCAGTTGCCTCCATCATCGCATTGCTAAAATAATCGATGCAATGCAGTCAATTATTAATAACGTTGTTTGCATTGCAAATAATATCTTTTGCTTTTTATCTTGCATCTATCTCACTTCCTTCCCATCTGCTGCCACTGCACGATTCCCTTGCCTTTTATTTCCATATCTCCTATACTTTTCTTACAGGATGTGCCAGCATCCGAGTAAAGTGAAAGGAGAATCTACTATGACTACATCTGAATTATGCGAACTTTTCTCAGAAGAAATAAGCCGATCATTTGACTTGTCAAAAAATATCATCCAAGAAACACTTTTGGAAGGTTTAACACCTGAAATGACGGAAGCAGAGATATACTCTCATATGATAATTCAATCTATACTTATTTCTTCTACCCTATCTACTCAGGTTATAATTAATGGTCTTGTTACTTTAGATATAATTCCTAAAGATTTTGTTAGTTCTTTGAAATTGCGGCCGAAAGTGCATCTCGTACAGCCGTCAAATGGTTCTTATTCTTCTGCTGATCAAGAAGAATAATCTCGATACGCTTCAAAGTAGCATTAATACTTTGGAGCGTTTCCTTTATTGTTAGATCATTTGTCTCTGATATTTCTCCTTGCATCTATCTCACTTCCTTCCCATCTGTTGCTTATGATTCATCCGTTGTGCTGAATAAATAGTCAAGCGTACAAGTTGGAAATTCCTGCTTTATTGATACCATTTCATTTCTTTTAAACTCAGTTGCCCCAGACATCTTATTTTTTAAGCTTTCATAATTAATGCCGGTTTTTTCAGACAAAGCCTTAATGGTCAGCTTATTTCTTGCCATTTCAGCATTTAAGTTACTAAACAATTTTTCACCTTCTCTCTTATAATATTACCCTGTGTCGTAACTTATATCTGTATTATATACCCTGTGTCGTAATTGTCAACCCTAAAAAGTAATTTTTTTACTTTGCAAGGTAATTTATTGTTTACAGAAAAGAAATAACGTAGTACAATCAAGGCATAACAGGAGGTAATAAAATGGGACTTACAGATAAATTAGATATACTTATGAAAGAAAAAAATATAAACAAAGCAGAGTTAGCTAGAGAATCCGGAGTACCATACACAACAATTGATGGTTTTTACAAAAAAGGATCTGAAAATGCAAAATTATCTACATTGAAAAAACTATGTACCTATTTTGAATGTTCGTTAGATTATTTAGCAGATGACAATGTATATACTGAACCTGAGACTATTGCAGCCCACTTCGATGGGGATGAATACACTGAGGAAGAACTTGACAAAATCAAAGAATTTGCCGCCTTTGTAAAATCGAACCGTAAATAGTCCGTTATTTTATTATGATTCAGTACATGAGAGGAGACTCGCAATGATACAATACTCAAAACAAGCTATCAAATTTCTAAAGAAACAGGATCATACAACTCGGTGCCGCATTGTTTCCGCAATCAATAGTCTCCCTTCTGGAGATGTAAAGAAACTGCAAGGGACAAATGGATACCGTTTAAGAGTTGGAGATTTCAGAATTTTATTTGATAGAGATGGAAATATATTAAATATCATAAAAATTGAAAACCGCGGTCAAGTATATAAAAGATAGGAGGATTAAACATATGACAGCTATCAAAGAAAGAATTTTAGGTGCTATTTCTATTATGAATGACGATGATGCCGAGACAGTTTGGAATCTTATCATCACAAATTTTCCTAAAAAATCATGGGACAATATTGAAGAAGTTACCCCAGACGAATGGGATTTAAAGATGTTACACGATGCAACATCAAATCCAGATTGCAATGAATTTATATCATCTGATACAGCAATGAAAGAACTTGGGTTATAGCTTAAAAAGCGCCGCTTAGGAGTGATCTAATTGAACAAATACGAAGAATTGCTAAATGATGCTGACAAATCAAGCGTGACTGTCACTAATCAGTTTGATTTGTCAGATACACGATTTAAAGGGCTGTACTGTGATGGTACTATTGCCATAAGCAAAAATATGAATGCTGAATCTGAAAAAGCCTGCATCCTTGCCGAGGAATTAGGACACCATTATACATCCTCTGGGAATATCATAGATATGACTGTAGCCACAAACCGCAAACAGGAACTACACGCTAGGGCATGGGCTTACAACCGCCTGATTGGATTGTATGGGATTATTAATGCCTACAGATCTGGATGCAGAAATGGTTATGAGATAGCGGAGCATCTTAATATTACAGAAGAATTTCTGAATGAAGCTCTACAGTATTATAGAAATAAATATGGTTTATGCACCACTGTTGATAATTATGTTATTTACTTTGAACCTACGCTTGGTGTATTCGAACAAATTTAAAATATATTCGTAGGAGATTTACAAATATGACTTTCATGCGTAATTTTATGAATCTATTAAATATGGATAATTGGGAAAAGTATAAAGAGGAAAAACAAGATGAAGAGAATCAATCATCAGATACTACTGCATCCGAAAATGCAACGCAACTAACAGCAACTGCTGCCTGTGAAACAGTTAATGACACGGAGCCTATTAAATCATCATCAAATGATTTCCAGATAACTATACCTGATGATCTACTGCATTTAGATGAATCTTTTTCACAGGAACAAATAAATCAGTCTTCTAATATACCTGTGGAGAAGCAAATTTCCATACCATTTACAAAGGAAACTTATTCCTTTGATCCTAACTACATAGATTATAGTTTGTTTACTAAATTTTGGAGTATTATTCCTTACATACACGATAATCGAAAGTCTATTCCTGAAGCTTCTTCTGACGAAAAGATTTTCTATTGTATAATCATAATGCTAGATAACATGTCAGACTGCGCCCCTTGCACTGTTGAAGACTTTGATCGTGACTATTATTACTATCGTGAATGCAACGTTTCTAATGCTCATTTAGTATTCGAACATTTATTTAATAATGGATATTTTACCCAACCTACAATAGAACATGTTTTAAATACCTATCGTATTCCAGAACTAAAAACAATTCTCAGGAGTCTCGGTTCTAAAGTCTCTGGTAATAAACCTGACCTGATTCGTCGTCTAATCAGCGTTTTACCTCCTGATGATATTAATTCTATGATACAGTCCTGTAACTATCTAGTAGATTGAATAATAATTAACTGGCCATATTGGGGTTAGCTTCTTCTTC